TGAGCAGTCATACCTTTTGTAACTGGGTCATATTCTAAAAATATGTTGTGACCTGCAATATTAGGATCTGCATAGGTAGAAAAGTTTTTAGAGAGAGCTATTCTTCCTTCTGCTACTTTTGAACTTGAAAGCTTACCAGAAGATTTTTTAGTTGTACCTACTTCTAAAACTGCAGGTTTAAAAGCTTTAACACCTAATGTAAAGAAAAAATTAGGGGGAGCAAAGTGTTACACTTGTGTAGGCAGAAAACGACGAGTGTGATATAATAAAGCAAAGTATAAAAATAAAATTTATGCTTTTTGATTGAAAACAAGTAATAACTTTGTATCTATGAGTAAACCAAACGACAAATTAGATTTCTCAGACATCACTTTCGACGACTTTATTGGTGATGGTCTTGAGGCAGCTGATCCAAAAGAGGATAAAGCTGAAAACATTGAAAATGATGACGATCTTGAAGATCAAGATGACGACATCGATGATAATAACAATGATGATGAAGATGATGAGGACAATGATCCTGCACCTCGTAAATCATCTACTAAGAAAGGAGTCTTTGATGACCCTGACGAAGAGGAAGATGATGACACTGAGGATGACGGTGAAGGTTCTATCACAGATTCAATTGCAAAAGCTTTAGGCTACGAATTAGATAAAGAATATGCTGATACTGAAGAAGGATTAGCAGAGTTCACTAAAGATGTTGCTAAAGAGATTGCAGAAGATCAACTTCAAGCATTGTTTGAGCAGTTCCCAACTGTGCAGAAACATCTTGACTATGTTCTTGCTGGTGGAGATCCTGACAAGTTCTTTCAAACTTATAATCCATCATTGGATTATGGGCAGATTGAAATTGACAGAGATGACTCTAGAACTCAAAAAGGATTCTTAACTGAATACTTGAGAGAGAAAGGACATGATGATGATTTCATCAAAGATATGATTGAGGATTACGAAGACTCTGGCAAATTATACGACAGAGCTTTAAATGCTCAAAAACATCTTGCAGCTGGGCAGGCTAAAGAAAGAGAAGAGATTGTAGCTCGTCAAAGAGAAATGCAAAAGCAACAAGAAAAACAAACTGAAGAGTTTTGGGAGAGTGTTGCTACTACAATTGAACAAGGAAAAGAATTTGCTGGGATTAAAATTCCAGATCGTGAAAAAGCAAAATTCTTTGACTACATCTCTAAGCCTATGGATAAGCAAGGCCGTACCCAAAGAGATATGGACTATGCTTCTGCAGAAATGGATGCTAAATTAGCATTAGACTACTTGATGTATAAGAAACTTCAGTTGAGTGATATTATCTCAACTAAAGTTAAATCAGCAAGTGCTCAAAACTTAAGACAAAAAATTCAAAGCAATCAAGAAAGAGTAAAGAATTTCGGAAAGGCTGAGAAAGGAAAAATAAAAACATTTGATCCAGACCAACTGGATGTAAAGAGGCTGTTTGAAAAATAACGCAAATTAACTTTAAAAACTAAGAATCATGTCAGTAATGCAAGTTTTAAAGACGTACTATAACGATAGTCAAATGACCGACACTAACTCGTTGGTTAATGCACTTATGGAACGTCCAGAGGAGTTATCTCCTATTATTACTCACTTAGCAGGTCGTGAAGAGAAAAAGTTCCCATTGTCTTTCTTAACTGAAGGTGTTGGAAACACTAAATCTATCGATCGTTTTGAGTATGAGTACCGTGTTAAAACACACGAAATTAATGTTCGTCCTGTTACTGTAGGATTGGGTGCAGCTGCTGGTGCAGGTGGAGCTCCTTTCTACTTAACTTTCCCAGACAAATGGTTCGTATTCCCTTACACTCTTGTTTCTCAATCAGGTGTATTGGCACGTATCATGGCTGAGCCAGTTGCAGACGGTGCAGGTTGGAAGTATACTTTGAAAATTGTATCTCCTGACACTGCTAACGTTCCTGCTGCTGACGTAGCTGCTGGTGCTCTTTGGGGTCAATTGTATGCTAACGTAGGTGTAGATTTCTCTCGTGGAAATGCTTCTAACTGGACTGCTCCAGGTTTAGTTCGTTCTAAGATTGGAACTATCCGTAAGTCTTACCACTTCTCTGGAAATGCTAAAGATTACGTTGCACAATTCGAACTTCCTTTGAAAGAAGGTAGCAAGACTAAGTTGTGGATGGATTACGAAGAGTACCGTCACATGTTGAAGTTCAAAGAAGAGTGTGAAATGTACTACTGGTACGGTCAAAAAACTCACGATGCATCTGGTACTTCTACCATGTTGGATGAGAACGGTCAACCAGTAATTTCAGGTCCTGGTCTTCTTGAGCAAATCATCAACAAAGACACTTACTCTACGTTGACTCAAACTAAACTTGAAGAAACAATTGGAGATTTGTTCTATGGTATGACTGATGCTACAGACAAGCAAGTTACCCTTTACACTGGTATTGGTGGAGCTCGTGAGTTTGACAAAGCTCTTAAGTCTTACTATGGTGCTAACACTTTCCTACAAACAACTCAACCATACTTCATCACTGGATCTGGTCGTAACTTGGGAATCACCGGTTACTTCACTAGCTACCAACACGTTGATGGTTACTCAGTGAATGTAGTTAAGTCTCACTTGTTTGATCACGGTCCTGTTGCTCAAGCTTCTCAAAAGCACCCAGTATCAGGTCTTCCACTTGAATCTTACCGTATGGTATTCGTTGACCAATCAACTTATGACGGAGAAAACAACTTGCAAATGATCAATAAAAAAGGTCGTGAGTTACTTCGTTGGTGTGTTGCTGGTTCAGTAGTTCCAAAAGGATTTACTGCTAACGATAGCCGTGCTAGTGATATAGACGGTGCATCTGTTCATATGCTTAAGACTGCTGGTATCTTACTTCGTCGTTTCGATACAAGCTTAGATCTTAAGTGTATTGCATCGTAATTTGTGTTTGGTTTGCACTAAAAAAGGGGCAGGTTATGCCTGCTCCTTTTTATCTTAATATAAAAGCATGTTAGGTTATTCTTTCCCCTAACGATAAAGAAAAAAGAACAACAAATGAAAACAGTTATTATTAGAAGACAGGAGGTATTAAACCACCTTCCAAAAGAGATCCGAGCAGGAGCAAAGATCAAAATCGGTTCAATTTATGTGAACCGTCAGCCACTCAAAGGATTGGATGGAGAAGAAGAAAACAAAATTCTCTCAAAAGTAATTGATGTACCACCTGGACATGAGAAATGGCCAGAGAAGACCAAAGACTTCTGGGCAAGTTTAAACTTAAAAGTTCCTTTCGAAGGAGTTGAGTTAAACATTGTAACAGATGAAAATGGAATGCCGGAAAATGTAATGGATTATATCTATTACCAATGGTGTAAAAAGCATAGACAAGTGGCAGCAAACGAGGAAGAGATGAAAAGCAACTCTGAAAAGAAGTTCTACATCTACGATCCAGCTAAAGACTTGTTAAAGAAACATGCTAGAGTCCAAGTTAAAAAGGATGCTGATAAGGAATTTATCAAGCTTACTGGAAACTTCGACAAGATGAGAGCAATTACAAGAGTATTAACTTCAGGAGATCCTTCAAGATTGTCTGAAATTGAACTCGAAAACAATTTGTACGAGCTTAAAGAAGCTAGTCCAGAAAGATTCTTACGTTATGCTTTAGATGCAGATCTAGAACTACGTGCAGAAATTGAAGAAATGGTTGAACACTCTGTTCTTAGAAGAATCGGAAATCAAGTTATCTTTGAAGACGAAACTTTGGGAGAGGACATTAAGGATACAATCATCTACTTCAAAAACAAGAAGAACTCTGGAGCAGTGAATACTATGAGAGCTCGTTTGAAAGAAGTACAACACTAAAACTAACTAGTCAATGACTGTTAACGAAATGCATATAGCTGTCAACCAAGGGGTGCAAAAAATTGCATCCTTCCAGGTTGATAACTTGTTACCTCAGGAGATAGACCATGAGTTAAACCTTGCTATGATGAGATTCATCAAGCAAAGATTCAACTACACGTCTAATCGATTGGGGAAAGGTTTCGAGCAGTCACAGAAAAGAATAGACGACCTTCGTACCATATTAGTAGAAAACCAAGGTGCTACTGCTTACGAAGGACGAGCCTATACTTCAAATTATTCAAATGTCTATGTGGATAGGTATACCCTTCCACTAGACTATTTGTTTTTAATATCAGTAAGAGCTGATGTGCAGTACAAATGCAACATGGACATTAATAACTTAATATCATTTGCATACAATCAACAAAGTGCTGTTAATATCGATCTTACTCCCCCACAGCCTGGCTACGTTTTAACTGGTCTAGAGAGATGGAACCAATCTGCAGCTAACTGGGAGGGAATTATAAATCTTCCGTTGGGAGAAACAATTACAACTGATCTATTATTAGACAGCGGTAACTATTACTTTGGTATCAGACCTGCAACTTCTTTCCCTGAAGGAACTTATGGGTCTACAGTACAACAAAGTCCATTCTTAGATAGCAATCATGTTAATTTAATTAACACTACTTGGGATGGAACAGTTTGGGGAAGTGGAAGTACAGTATCTGTACAGTCAACTTGGATATTGCCAGGAGATATGTCTAGTGCAATTACTAAGCAACATTCTATAACTCAAACAATCACTAAAAGAACAAGAAGATGTTCAACATGTGACTCTAGAATCTCTCTAGCATCATTTGGACAACATGACGATATTTTGTATATGATGGACGATCCATTCAATAAAGCTTGGTACAAAGAGCCTACATATACAATAGAAGAAAATTACATCGATGTTTACACCGATCAAGAATTTGTAGTACCGAATGTAAAAATAAAATACATTCGGAAACCTGTAGAAATCTCATATACTAATGGAATAGGATGTGAACTAGCTGTTCACACTCACCATGAAATAGTTGAGATGACTGTAAAAAGTATACTGGAAGGTATTCAAGACCCAAGGTATCAAACTCAAACAATGGAAACATTCGAGAGTGAATAATTAAATTAATGTGTTAAACGCCTAAAACTTTTAAAAAATGGCACCTCAAAATCTAAATCAAGTATTCATCGCTAACAACGTTGACATGCTTGCTACTACTACCTTCAGTAACAATGCTGCAGTGACTGCATCAAACGTTAACGTATGGGACGTAGACGCTGGAACTAACTTCTCTGCAACAACTAATATGATGGGCAGAAAGAGAATTCAAATTACTCAAACAATGCCTAGTGGTAACTGTATTGCTACTCCTATCATTGACGTGAAGGATATCAAACGTATCAACTTCAAACCTTGGGCTTCTGTAATTCCTCAAGTACAAGTTCAAACAATCACTTGGTCAGGACTTCCAACTGCTTCTAAGGCTGTAATGATCCGTATTGCACTTCGTACTGCACCTACCGATTATAACAGTTTTGCTGCTCCTTCTGCTGCTGGAAATGACTTTTCTGGTGCTGGTTATACTTTCCCATTAGTTGGTAACTTTGCTGCAGGTCGTATGATCTTCAACATTGAAGTACCTGCTGGAACTTACGCTGATACCACTGCTTTTGGTAACTACATTAGAGCTGCAATTGCTGCTAACCCAACTTTGAATGCAATCTTTGCTACAAGTGGTACTAGCACATTAGTTCTTACTGCTCGTCACTACGGAGTTGACTTTG